CGGGAGGGCGATACCCCGCCGACCGCATAAGCACATCAGCAACGGACATCGCCTGGGTCGCGCGCGCCACGGAAGCCGCTGCTTGTGCGCAGGCCTGCTCAAGCGCAGTCACGCGCGCCTCAAGGGCTGTGATGCGGTCCATGTCAACCTTGAAAATCTGGGTGGTGGACGCGCTTCGCATTGATGGCGGCCTCATGTGCCGCCAGCGGGGTGCTGTACGTTCCAAAGTAGCGTTTCTGGCCGTCAACTCTTATGACTGCCCGATAGCGGCCGTCGCGCACACGGACCCCCTGGAGCCCAGTCTGGCTATCAGACCGCGCGACGTGTTGATTGATGCGATTTGCGCTTGGTGTGGACAGCCGAAGGTTCTCAAACCTGTTGTCAGTTCGGTCGCCGTTTTTGTGGTCAATGATCTGCTGCGGCCATTCGCCGGTCACAAAAAGCCACGCGAGTCGATGCGCGTAGTAACGGCGTCCATCAATGGAGACCTTGATGTAGCCGCCACACATCGACTGGACTGGCCTTCCGGCAGGCTTTCCCTTCCAAGCATCGACCCTCGTGAAGACCCCCGTTTCTTGGTTGTAGCGAAACAACTGACGCAGCCGCTCGCACGTCAACGCAGATCCCGACCGCTTGGGTTCTGTGCAGATTTCTACGTCCGCATTGGTTGTGGACTTGCTCATTCAGGCCTCCGCTTTGGCGGGGGCGGCCGTTGCAGCCTTCACATCGACGCCCTTCAGCGCCTTGGGGTGCACGGCTTCCAGGTACATCATTCGGGCGCGAGGGATGCCGGATTGCTTCCAGTCGCTGACCGAAGCCATCTGGATGTCAAACAGGCGTGCGACCTTGGCGGTTCCGCCAAGAGCGTCAATGACTTTTACGGCGTTGGTGTTCATCATGCCTGTCATTGTCAGGCATAACTTACTTTGCCGTCAAGCAAAACAAACCGCGAAATGTTTGCAGGTTGTTAGGATTGCCGTATGTCTCTGAAGGACCGTCTTGCCACTGCTTTGTCTCAGCGCCCTGGTCTTACACAGGCTGGGCTGGCAACGGCTTGCGGGATCACGCGCGCGTCAGTGAATGCGTGGGTTCATGGCAAGACTGACAGCATCGACGGGAAATACCTGACGACTGCAGCAACCTATTTGGGGGTCAGTGCTCACTGGCTTTCGACCGGCGAGGGGGACATGATTCCCAGCACTGGCGCATCAACGCTTTCCCCATTGGCTGGCAGCGGAGGGCAGCGTGTCACGGCGCTATCAGCATCTGACGCTCACGCCGACGACTACATCCAGATCAGGGAATCAGAGGTGCGTTTCGCCGCTGGCAACGGCCGCACGGCCCACTACGACGAGCTGGCCGAAAGTGTGCCAGCCACCTACCGGCGCGAATGGTTTGCCAAGGAAGGCATCAACCCCGACAACGCACGGCGTTTCAAGGTGCACGGCGATTCGATGGAGCCGTTCCTGTTCGACGGGGACACAGTGCTGGTGCACCTGGGTGAAGCCACAGTCATCAACGGCAAGGTGTACGCCCTGCGCTACGGTGACGAGCTGCGCATCAAGCGGGTTTACAAGAAGCTCGACGGCGGCCTGATCCTGCACTCGGACAACCCGGACTACCTGCCACGTGACGAGGAACTGACGCCGGCCATGGCGCACGAGCACATCAGCATCATTGGCCGCGTGCGGGACAAATCTGGGACGGGAGGCTTGTAATAAATGCCTGGCGGTACTTGTCGAATCTGCCAGCGGGACTTCCAGCAACTGCGGTTCAAAACTGCTGACATCGGCATCTGCGGACGATGCACACACTACCTTAACGAAAATCCAGAGCCAGCCGCCGCTGCGCAGGCGCGTATTGCGGAGATGCTGGGTCGCGGTATACAGCGAAGAGCTTATGCCGATCTTGAGTCTGATGAGGAATGGAAGCGACGACGCGCTGCCCAGCGGCTGGACGACATGGACTCGGCCGTTGAAGATGCCCTGCCCGGCTGGATGAACAGGCTGCTAGCCGACCCCGACAACCGGAACAAGAATTTCAAAATGATGCGGGCGTACCGACGAGGGATGCTGCGCATGAATGGCCCCGTTCATTGGTCCTACCCGTCAAACTGGAAAGATGTCGCCCGCGCGGCGAGAGAGAGGGATGGGCGAGTGTGTAAACGGTGTGGCGCAAGCGGCATTCCGCTTGATGTGCACCACATCGTTTACCTGAGCCGCTACGGGACAAACCAAAAAAGCAACTTGGTCACACTATGCCGGCCCTGTCACGAGAGGGAGCATGGTCGAGAGTTTGACTTTGGAGAGGAGCACGACCCCGAATCACCCTCTCCAATTCGACCACCGCCTGGAGTCGTGAGGCCAGCAGAGTTTCAGGCCCCACCTACACCATCATCGCCCCCGCCCCCGCCGCCACTGCAACCACAAACAGAACAAGCGCCATCAGTGGCGTCGATTGATTTGACATGTCCGGGTTGCAACGCAAAGCTGACTGCGGTTCTCAAAACGCCCAGACTGGCCGACCATCGCGTGCGGTGCCCCGTTTGCGAGCGCGTTTTCAGCGCGTCAGACGGACTGGAGTCCAGGCTGATGCCAGCCAAGAGCGCCCCCGCAGTCGCGCAGCCGCCGCCAATTACGCGGGCACCAAAACCCCAGGATATGGCACAACCCTCACCGGCACCGCCAACTCATGAATCCGGCACGCTTTGGGGGGCGGATTTTGCATTCTTTGGCGTTGTCGCCGTGCTTGTGCTTTTGGTCTTGGCGCTTGCTACGTAGACTAGCTGGATCGTGCCCGAGTGGATTGATGGATACCCCACAGAAGGATTTTCCAGGCCAGGCCGAATGATTCGAGTAGACCTATTGTCGGGGTCGCTGTCGGGTGACGTGTGGTTGGTACGCGACCCAATGCCCAGGCACGCCCTTGATGGACAAGAAGTGCCACCGTATGAGGTTCGACTTTTGCCGGACCTGTATTTCCCACATGGGCCGACTGGCGTGCCGCAGTAGAGCAGTTATCCATCGCCTTCTCCTTAAAAAATGACAACCCAATCCACTTGCCCGCTGTGTGGCGGCCAAACACGAACTACAGCATGAACTCAGACACAGCACTCCGGCTCAACGCCGAAATGATGGCCCAGGCAGAGCTGTTGCTTGCGCTTGTGCAGACACACCCAGAGCTCAAGAGGGTTCATCTTGCTTTTTTGAGCCGGATGGAATCGTTGCTTGCTGAAACTCCGCCAGATATTGATGGCGAGCTGGTGATCGAAATCAGGGCGCGGATGGCTCAGACTTCGCTGATTTTGCAAAAGCTGACGCTGCCCACCGAATCCGACTGATTTCTGAGTGGACGGATTCTGGCAAAAGCGTTGGCCCAGGCTCGGCTGTGTAGCAGGTTCCCCGCCAGTCTTTCATGGACCCAATGCCAACCTCGGCAAAGATGTGCTTTCCTCTGGTGCTCTGCATCCCGATCTGGCCGCCCCGCAGGCCGTTGATTGTGTCGAGCCGGCCGTCGCCAAAACCCGTCGCCAAGCCTGATGCGTACACCTTGTAAACGCGGCCTGCCTCCGCGTCGATGCCAACCCACACAGGCCGGCCATCTGTGCCGTCGCCCACCTGCAGGGCATCGGGGTCGAGTGATGCCATAAAGGCCTGAGCGCGTTCCGAGAGTTCCATCGTCTTCTCCTGAAAGCCGCCCACTGAGGCGTTTTTTGTTGGCTGGATGGTACTACGTATGCAGATACGTAGTCGGGAAAACTAACTTTGTTTGTTTTGCCTGTTGCCTTGTTGTTAGTTTTGCCTGACAATAAATCCAACGCCCCACCCCGGAGCGCTTTGGAGAGGCAGATGACAAACCCCACCTGGGCCACATGGCCCCGCCACCCGGCAGAGTCGGCTGGCACGTACACCACGAGAGCCGCGCGCATTGCGCCAAAACTGCCCAGCTTCAAGGCCACGCTGGGCGAGAACATCGCCATTGAGGTGTTCTACGAGCACACGCCTGCAGAGGCCGCCGTGTTCGACGTGAACAGCCCGGTGTGCGGCCCTGGCCACGATGCAGAAATCACCATCTGCGAGGTCATGCTGGCCGGCGAGGACGTGCGCGATCTGCTGGCCCCCAGCGTGATCGAGTCCCTTGAACAACAGGCTTGGCAGCGGGTGGTGGCATGAGCGCCGCACAGCACACCCCTGTGGCGTTGAACTACGACCCGACCGACCCGGAAAAGATGCGCCTGCCCAGCGGCGTGACTTGCGGGCAGTGCGTTCATATCCGTCGGTGCAAGGGAATTTACGGGCACGTCGAGACCGACACCTACTGCGATTGGTCGCCGTCGCGTTTCCACGCCGCCAAGGCCACCGGCCAGGAAGGCGGTGCCGCCCATGGCTAAGAAGTCCAACAGACAGCGCATCGCGCGCCTGGAAGGCATCTGCATCGGCGCCGGTTTTCTGCTGAAGAAGCTGCGCGCCCAGTACGGCAACGACTTTGGTGAAGGCATGTGGCAGCAGGTTAACGCTTGCATCAACGACTGCGACCAGATCGGCCGAGCTGTTGAGCAACGAAAAGCAGCGCTGGCCCAAGCCCAGCAAGGCGGTGCAGCGTGACCGAGTGGAAAGCCCTCGATCTGGTGGTGCGCTATTCGCACCACACACGGACCATCAAGGCGCTGGGCCAGGAAATCGGAGAGCACCTTGAACGATGCAAAGGCTTGGACGGCAAGCGGCTGGAGGTGGACAAGTTCGGCTGTCACATCCACCAGCGCGACACAGACAACAAGAACCGCGACAAGTCCACGCACCTGTGGGGCTGGTATCAGCCGGAAACGGCTGGCGACGACAGCTACTACGGCGAATCGCGTCTGGTTTGGCATCAGGTTGGGACGCTTGAGGCCGAGGAATGCCCGCACTGCTACGCCGCGCACCTCGCCATCCAGGAGCGCAAGGAACACCGCAAGAAGCTGGGCGCCGTCAAGGCTGCGATGACCCGTGGAGGCGCCGCATGAACGCCCTGCGCAACACCATGGGCGCCCTGGCCCTGATGGTCTTCCTGTTCGGCGCCTGGGCCATTGCAGAAGGCCAGCCCTCCGACGTTGAAGCCCTGGCCGACATGGCGATGGCGCACGACGACGCCGTGATCGAGGCCCGCATCAACGCCGCGAGCCTGGGCGAGAACGAACGCCTTGCATGGCGCATCTGCAAGTCCCTCCACGCCGAGCGCGCCGTGGTGCTCCAACTGAGCGACAGCGGCGAGTACGTGTGTCGCCGTGCTGGGGGTGCGCTGTGAAATTTGAAATCGTCAACCCATCCGACCCGTACACGATGGAAGCCGAAGACTTGGAGGTTGCTGCCGTGGCGGTGTCCTTCCTTGGCGCTGGAAAGTATGCGCTGCAGGGCATTGGCGAGGATGCTGACATCTACGTCCCGATCTTTCTTTTTGGCGGCCACGACGAGTGGTTTACCGAAAAGTTCGGCATGGACTTCGACGCCACATCCACGCACGTTCTCGACCACAGGGCCGAGGCGCTCGCCACGGCACTCGATTCCGTGACGCTGGGCCGGGCAGAGCGTTCAAGCCTCAACAACATCAAAGCCACCGCGCAAGCACTGTCGAACGCGGTGCGGAAGCGTGCACCAGTCATTGGTGACGCCCCATGAGAACCATCTTCAACCTTTATGGCCATTCCCGCCGCGCCGGCATGGGCCGGGTGGCATCCATTCACCGCGCGCTGCGCATCTACCTCAAAGGCTACTGACATGAACGTCGAACTGATTGAACCCGTCACCGAGCAAGGCAACACCCTGCCGGCCGCACCCGAAGAACGCGCAGCCCTGGCGCTCAACGCCACCAAGACCGCCGCCGACCTGCGCGCCCTGGTGGAGAAGCACACGCCGCTGAAGGGCATCGAGGTCAAGGACAAGGCCACCCGCGACCAATTACACGGCGCCGGCATGGAGCTGCGCACCGCACGCACCACCGTGGCGAAGATCGCCAAGGATGCGCGCGACGACGCGACCAAGTTCTCCAAGGCCGTGATCGCGGCCGAGAAGGAGCTGATCGCCATCACCGAGCCGCTGGAAGAAGCCTTGCTTGCCCAGCGTGACGCATGGGACGAGGCCGAGCGCGTGCGCAAGGAGGCCGAAGCCGCCGCCGAGCGTGCCCGTCTGCTGGCCATCAGCGAGAAGATCGCGGCCCTGCGCAACTACCTGACCCTGGCCAGCCAATGTCGCAGCTCTGAGCGCATCCAGGCCTTGTTCGACAAACTGGCCGTGGAGGAAGTCACCGCCGAGGTGTACGCCGAGTTCGAGGACGAAGCCGCCCAGGCCAAGGCCGAGACTCTGGCCCGCATCAAACCGGTGCTGGAGGCGAAGCAGGCCGAAGAAGCCGCACGCGAAGCCGAGCAACGCCGCATCGAGGCCGAGCGACTGGCGGCAGCAGAAGCCCAGCGCGCAGCCGCAGAGGCGCAGCGTCAGGCCGACGAGGCCGCTGCCAAGGTAGCCGCACAACAGGCCGAACTGGAGCGCCAGCAGCGTGAGTTTGCAGAGCAGCAGGCCGCTTTCCAGCGCCAGATGCTCGAAGCCGCTGCAGCCGCCCAGGCCGCCGCCGTTGTGGCCGAAGACCCGCCCGCAGACAAGTCGGCATGGCCTGATGCCGGTGGCGTGGTCGAAGTCGAGCCGGACTTCCAGCCCGAGCCCATCCCCGGCATTGACGACGTGGCCGATGTGACCAGCGAGGCAAGCCTGACCGCCGCCACCACGCCGACCAGCATGGACCGCCCCACCGATGACCAGTTGATCGAAGTCCTGGCCCAGCACTACCGCGTGCATGAGTCCAAGGTCATCGCGTGGCTGCTGGACATGGACATGGACGCCGCAGCCGAGCGCATGTCCGCTGAGTTTTTTTGACCGCAACGAAAGCAACCTATGAACGCACCCACCACCACCTCCGAGTCGATGGCCCTGGCGGCCTCGCAGAGCTTCACCCCGCCCGCCCTGGCGGCCGGCGCCACCAGCGCCAGCGCCTTGATGCTGGACGACCGCAGCATGGACCGCATGGTTCGCATGGCCGAGCTGATGGCCAGCGGCAAGTCCACGATCCCGCAGCACCTGCGCGGATCGACCGGCGACTGTCTGACCGTGGTCATGCAGGCCGTGCAGTGGGGCATGAACCCCTTTGCCGTGGCGCAGAAGACCCACCTCGTCAACGGCACGCTGGGCTACGAGGCCCAACTGGTGTCCGCCGTCATCAACAACAGCGGCATCGTGGCCGACCGGTTCCACTTCGAGTGGTTTGGCTCCTGGGAAAAGATCGTCGGCAAGTTCAAGGAAGTCACGTCCAACAAGAAGATGGACGACAACGGCCAGCCCAAAAAGTACATCGTGCCGGCCTGGGAGCAGAAGGACGAGCACGGCCTGGGCGTGCGGGTCTGGGCCACGATCAAGGGTGAGTCTGAGCCCCGCGTGCTGGAGCTGCTGATGACGCAGGCCCGCACCCGCAACAGCACCCTCTGGACCGAAGACCCCAAGCAACAGCTCGCCTACCTTGCACAAAAGCGCTGGGCTCGCCTGTACGCCCCCGACGTGATCCTGGGCGTCTACACCCCCGACGAGCTGGATGACCGCCAGCCGATCAACATGGGTGCGGCCCAGGTGGTGGAGCCGCCGCCTGCAGCAGAGCCCACCGCCTCCGCAGAATTGCTCACCCAGGCCGACACCGCCGCCAAGGCGGGCATGGCCTCTTACCAACAGTTCTGGCAGGCCACCGGCGCAGCGAACCGCAAGCTGTTGGCCAGCGAGCACGAGCGGCTGAAGGCCGTGGCCCGCGCCGCCGACGACACGCGCACTGTGGACACCGCCCCGCCCTTCCCGCCCGCCGATGCACCAGCGCCCACCCAGGCCGCCAGCAAGACATTCGAGCAGGTCATGGCAATGCTGTGCGCCGCCACCAACGAAGACGCCCTAAACGTCGGCGCAGATTGGATTGGCACCGTCACTGATGGCGACCAAGGCCTGCTGAACGACAAGTACGACGAACGCCTCGCCACCCTGCGCGGCGCCCACTGACCACCACGGAGAACGACACCATGAGCTTCACCATCCTGAACCACACCCAAGGCAGCGCTGAGTGGCTTGAGGCCCGCAAGGGCCGCATCACCGGCTCGCGCTTCAAAGACGCCCGCGATCGCCTGAAATCCGGCGCGCCCAGCAAGGCCTGCATCGCCTACGCCATGGACGTGGCGCGCGAGCGCTGCGGTGGCAAGGCACCCGAGAAGTTACAGAACGCCGCCATGCGCTTCGGCACCGAGCAGGAGCCGCTGGCCCGCCAAGCCTACGAGGAAGCCACCGGCAATCTGGTGGAGGAAGTCGGCTTCATCGTGGACGAAGAAGGCCACTTTGGCCTCAGTCCTGATGGGCTCTGCGGCGATGACGGCGTGATCGAAATTAAAACGATGGTGGGCAGCGAAACCCTGTTTACCGCAGTGGCCGATGGCGACATCAGCGAGTACATCGACCAGTGCAATGGGTATCTGTGGTTGCTGGGCCGCCAGTGGGTGGACCTGTGCCTGTGGGCACCCGACCTGGGCGTCCTCAAGATCATCCGCATCACCCGCGACGAGGCCGCCATCGAGGCGCTGGAGTCTGACCTGATGGCCTTTGCCAAGACCGTGCGCGAGTACGAGTCGAAGCTGCGCAAGGCCGTGGCCGAGGCCAAAGCCGCCAACGCCGACCAGCTCGCCCTGGCCGCCTAACCCCCCTTCCCCCACCACCAACCCGCAGGAACCCACATGCGCAAATCTTCCCTTGGCAGTCTCGCCGCACTTGCTGGCATCGCTTTCTCTGGCCTCTCCACGCCGGCATCGGCATTCCGCACGCCACGCATTCAGATCAGCAAGCGCTACCCCGAGCAATCCACCCGTCAGCAACTGCGTGGCCAGCGCCGCGCCCAAGGCGGCCCCGGAATCACCCTGAACCCGCGCACGTTCGAGTACGAGCCGCGCACCTGATCCCCAACCCAGCTCACAAGGAGAACCATGAGCACCAAAGTCATCACCCCAACCGTAGGCCGCAAGGTCTGGCTGCGCCTGAACGGGCGCGGCGTCGAAGGCCTGACCGCCAACGACAGTTTCACGCCGATGGACGCCACGGTCGTCTACGTCTGGCACGACCGCATGGTCAACCTCGCAGCGCGCGACCACAACGGCTCGCCGTTCAGCATCACGTCCGTCCCCCTGCTGCAGGAGGGCGATGTGGCGCCGCGCGACACCGCGTACTGCGAGTGGATGCCCTACCAAAAATCGCAGGCTGAGAAGGCTGCAGCGTCCGCAGAGGGCGATTTCCTGGCCGGCAAGACCGCCTGTGACCTGACCGGCGAAGCCGCGTGCGAGGCCTGCCAATGACCACGCCCGACCAACACCTGGAGGCCGCCATCGTCGCGGCCGGCGCGAACAAGGCGCCGCGCATCACGCCGGCTGACATTGAGGCCACCATTTCCTCCGAGCACTACTTCACGGCGGCCGATGGCGTGAACGGTTCGCTGGACCGCGAAGGCGAGCACCCGTTGCGTGTGCATCCTGAATCTCCGCTGGGCCTCGTAACCATCTGCGTGTTGACTTTGACCAACGGCACCAAGATCGTCGGCGTCAACGAAGGGCCGGTGTCGCCCGAGAACTTCAAGCCTGAGCTGGGCCGCCAGTACGCGCGCCAGAAGGCCATCGACCAAATCTGGCCGATGCTGGGCTACGAACTGCGCACCAAGCTCACCAACCAGGAGTAACCCATGAACGCACCCGCAAACCGCCCCGCGTCCGCTGCCACCGATGTGTCGGAGTTCATCACCGACCTCGATGGCGGCATGTTCGAGCGCATCTTGTCTCAGGCCCTGAGCGACACGGCCGCCGCTGCCGTTGACCACGGCAAGGTCGGTGAAGTGACCGTGAAATTCAAGGTCGAGCGCATCAGCGGCACCCAGCAAGTCCGTATGCAGCATGACGTGAAATTCAAGAAGCCCACCAGCATGGGCACCGCCAGCGAAGAAACCAGCGGCGCCACCGTGCTCTACGTCGGCAAGTTCGGCGCGCTGTCCCTGGCCCAGCCGTCCCTGCTGAACGACCCGACCCGCCAGCAGGGCCTTGCCGGCGTCTGATCCCCAGGCGCACCACCCTCTTAAACCAACCTGAGAACCATCACCATGTTTGACGCAACCGCAATCGAAAAACTGACCGAGGCGCAATCCATTGGCGCTGCCGCCGCCGCTACTGCTGCAGGCCTTGCCATGGGCGCCGTCGCCCTGCCTGACAGCTACACCATCCACGACCTGGAGAAGATGCAGGAAACCCGGCGCCGTGCGCGCGGCGTGATGGGCACCAGCGTGATTGCCGACTTCGCCACTTACGTGCTGCAGCACAAGGAAGAAGGCGCCACGGTCTTCATCGACCCCGACGCCATGACCGCCACCGCCGTGCTGAACCTGGGCACGCCCGATGCCCCCGGCCACGCCGACAACATCGCCAAACTGGGCCTCAAGCGCACGGCCGCCTACGCCGCATTGCGCAACATCGCCACCGGCGCCGGCCACAAGCAGGCGACCATGGCCGAGTTCTTCGAGGACTGGCCGAGCGAATTGCAGTTCTTCAACGACGAAGGCGCCATCGCCGCACCCAAGGCCATCGCGGCGATCCGCAAAGTGACCATTGAGGCCCTGCGCAAGCTGGAGAGCACCGAGCAGTCCCTGAGCGCCAGCAAGTCCACTTTCGAGGCAGTGACCGCATCCAGCAGCGAGCCGATCCCGACCACGATCTACTTCAACTGTGTGCCCTACGCTGATCTGACGGCCCGCACGTTCGTCATGCGCTTGACCATCGGCACCGGTGGCGAGAAGCCCACCATCGGCCTGCGCATCGTGAAGCAGGAAGAACACGACGAAGAAATGGCGCGCGAGCTGGCCGCCCTGGTGGTTGAGGCGGTGCCCGAAACCCCCGCTCTGATCGGCAGCTACTCCGCTCGCACCTGACACCGCATCAGGCCCGGCGACCGTCTTTGACCTACGCCGGGCCGACGCCGCCATGACCACAGAAAGCACCGCAAAAAACCGCGCCATCTATGGCCGAGGCTACCGGGATGGCCTTCAGGCCGCCCAGGTGCAGACTGCCAAGGAAGAACACGCCATGATGAATCAAGCCCGCTTCAACTCGGTCTACAACGGACTGACCTCAATCGCCAAGAAGGTGTACGAGGCAGTGCCGATTTCCGAGCCCTGGGACACCAAGAAGATCGTCAGCGAAATCCACCGCTGCGGCACCAACCCCGACCCGAGCATCATCGCCGGTTGCCTGAACAGCCTCATTGCTGCGGGCTTGGTGCACGAGCCGTCGGCCAAGATGTTCGTTCGCGTCGCGGTCAAGACGAAACCGGTACGCGAGGCCGCCACCTCACAGGAACCGCCCTACCAGCATCAAGCCACCAACGAGACAGCCCCCACCGTGACCACCAAACCGACCACCGCAAAGCCCACCGCCAAAGCCCCAGACACCATCGAGAAAATGAGCGCTCTGGCAGCTCGCGTGAACCAGATGATGGTCCAACTCAAAGAGCTGGCCAGCGACATTGAAACGACCGCCCTGGAAATCGAGGAACAGATGGCAGAGCGCGAGAAGGACATGGGCAAGCTGCGCCAACTGCAGGCACTGCTGCGTGACTTGAGCCCTGCCACCTGAACCACCGCGCCATGAGCACCTTGTTTTTGAACGACGACGAGCTGGTGGACCTCACCGGCTACCGCCAGCCGTCCAAGCAGATCGGACAGCTCAAGGCCCAACGCATCCCCTTCCACACGAACCGCGCCGGGCATCCGAAAGTTGCCCGCGCGGCAGTCGAGGGGCGTAAAGTGGCCCCTGCTGAAAAGGCCGAGAAACCCGCGTCTTCGTGGAGTCCGTCATGGGCCGCAAACCTAGCAAGAACCTGAACCTGCCCCCGCGCATGCGTGCCCGTGAGCGCGGTGGCAAGACCTACTATTTCTACGACCTGGGCGGCAAGCCGCGCAAGGAGGCCTCGCTGGGCACCGATTTCGTGCTGGCCGTCCAGAAGTGGGCCGAGTACCACGAGGCAGCGCCCACCACCCAGATCACCGTCGGCTGGGCCATCGGCAAGTACCTGGAGAGCCCGCAGTTTGACGAGGTGGGTCTGGGCACCCAGGCCGACTACAAATTTGCCCTGGACAAGCTGCTGCGCAAGTTTGGCGACGCGCCCATGGACGAGGTGAAGCCCTCGCACGTGCAGCTCTACATTGACCTGCGCAGCAAGGAGTCCAAGCACCGGGCTCTGCGGGAAAAGGCCGTGTTGTCCATGATCTATTCGTGGGCCCTGGCGCGCGACTTCTGCAAGACCAACCCGGCCGGCGCGATCAAGACAAAGCGCCTGCCCGGTCGCAAGCACATCTACATCGAGGACGACATGCTCGATGCTGTCTACGCCAAAGCCAGCCCGGCCCTGCGCGACGCCATGGACCTCGCCTACTTCACCGGCCAGCGCCCGGTGGACGTGCTGCAGATGGCCGAAACCGATGTGCGCGACGGCACGCTGACGTTCTCCCAGGCCAAGACCAAGAAGCCCATGCGGATCGCGGTCGAGGGCGATCTGGCCAAGCTGATCGAGCGCATGCAGGCGCGCAAGCGCCAGTTCGCCGTGCGCTCCCTGGCCCTGCTGGTGGATGAACACGGCAAGCCGATGACCAAGGCCAAGTTGCGCAGCCGCTTCGAGGCGGCCCGTGACGCGGCCGGCGTGGATGGCGCGGCCTTCCAGTTCCGCGATCTGCGGCGCAAGGCGGCGGCCGATCTGCGTGATGACGCGGGCATCGAAAAGGCCCAGGATTTGCTGGGTCACAGCAACGTCCAGATGACCGAGCACTACGCCAGCGGCAAGGCCCGAACGGTCACAGCGCTGCCAAAAAAACGTGCGTCCTGAAACCCTATAGGGTTTCCGCAAAATTCTGAGGTCCGAGGGGGACTGAGCTGGTTTTGGGGTGTTTTTTGCGGAAGTGAAATAGGGCTCAAACCCGCATGAATCCTAGATTCCGCATGAGATTCAGGTACTAGCGCCGAGAGGCGTGGAGGTTCGAGTCCTCTCTTGGGCACCAACGATAACACGAGGGTTTGAGCGGTAGTAACCACTCACAAAAAGAAACCCGGTTTTTCCGCAATTCGGTGTTTTTTCCGCAATTCGGATGAACGACAGCAGACCCGGCGCCCACAAGGCGCCGTTTTTGTTTGTGCGCCCAGTGCGCCCAGAAAAAAGCCCGCCGTCCTGCATGGGTGGCGGGCCAAGAGGTGGCGATACACCCCGTTGGAGACAACTGGCTACTTCATTGATTCGAGCGAAGCCTGGGCGTCTTGGTACTGCCGGTCGCAGGCGATGGCAAAAGCTCGTATGAGGTCGGCCCGGTGGTGGGCTCGAACATCCCGCTCCCCAATTCTTCGAGGAATGAGCCCTCCAGCAGCTTCCGATCGAACGCCGGCAAGGGCGGCAGCTTCGGTGGAGCCGGGCACGTTGGCGGCATCGGGTCGGGCTTGGGCTTCAGCGTTTCGCAGCCGCTCAAGAAGATCGTCACGAGCAGCAGCAAGATGGGAAACAGTCTCATGGTATTTCTCCTGGGTTTTGGCGGCCTTGGTCGTCAGCTCCTGCTGGGTGGCCAGGGCCTGGGTGACGGACTTGCCGAAAGCGACGGCCACGCGGGTGCGCTCGCGGTCGTAGGTGGCGCGGTCTTCGGCGGCCTGGGTGCGGGTGTTGGCGTGCGCCTCGCGCTCATTGGACAAGCGCAGGGTTTGCAAGCCCAGTAGCGCGGCCAGGGCCAGGACGGCGGCGATCAGGACGCGCTCGATCATGGCCGGCTCCACTTGGAGTGGTTGCGCCCATACACCACCCACAGGGCGATGTTCATGGGCAACATGCCCCAGGTGCCACTGGCGATGATCCAGACCAGCCACAAAGCCTGATTGAATAGGCCAACAGCCCATGCCTTGGGGTGCTTGTTGCCCGCCAGCAGCGTCATCCAGATCGTGATGGCCGACAGCAGCCAGGGCAGGTATGCGACAACAGCTTTCACAGCCACCCCCGGTAGCGCGGTGCGCGTACTTCGACCACGCGCTGGACGTGGGAGCGGTTTATGTCGCAAGCGCTGCGGCCGGAATAGATCGGGGCGCGGCTGGCGGTGCATGTGCGATCGACGTGGCCCCACCACAGTTGCGGATCGCAGTCGGGCGTGACTTGGCACAGCCGGCGCTCGGCCTGGACGCCCCCCACCCCCCGGTTGTACGCGGCGACCTGGAAGACCAGCCGGTTAACGATGCTGCGCACCTGGGCGAACGTGCGGTAATCGTCGCGGGACTTGAGCACCAGGGCACGGAGCTGCAGGTCGGGGCGGCTGTAGACGTTCGACCAGGATAGATCGCGCAGGGCCGGGTGGCGCTCGCGCACTTCGGCCAGGGCATCGAAGCGGGTGCGGCCGTCAGGGTGGAAAGCGCGGGTGAGCTGCCCAAGCCCGGCGCCTTCTTCGCGCTTCGTTTTGAGCTGGGCCAGTGGCGACCAGCATTTGGCGTGGGTCAGGCTGGGGCACGTCTCCTGTTCGACCATGCCACCCAGCATTGGCGCCCATGGGTGATCCGGCCAGCGGGCATCCTGCTCGGCCTTCAGCAAGGGCAGGTACTGCTTGGCGCGCTCGGGCACATCGGCCCGCGCATTGCCACCGAAAAGAAACAGCAGCCCCAAGATGATGATGGCCTGGGCGATCAGCGCCAGCCCAGCGCCCGTGGCACTGCCGCGCGCCAGCCGGAACAGCGTCCGCATGTCGGCCTCGGGGTAGTCGGCCAGGGACTTGCGGGCGAGGTGGGCAAAGGCCACAGCCACGATGCCCTTGGCGATGGACAGTGCCCAGAAGCCGGTCAGCAGGCCCTCGTCCGGGTCGGTGGCCATCAAGACAGCCATCACCAGGGCAGAGCCCAACAGCAGAAACAGGTTGCGGAATCGGAACATGGTCGGTCCTCCTTCAAATGCGCGTGCAGTTCGCGGCCTGGGCCTGCTGCAGCATGTCGTGCAGCACACGCTTGGGAATGAGCACGCAGCCGCCACCGGCTTGACAGCCGGCAACCTCTTGCGGCTCCAGGGTGATGACGTTGCCCTCCACCTTGGCGGCCATGACGGGCGCGGCGGCCAGGGCAAGGCCCAGCAGGTACACAGCGATGGGTTTCATGGCCGACCTTCCTTTCGCTCAAAGCGCTGATTGAGTTCACGCACGCCGGCCTTGATTTCGGCCAGCGACTCGCGCACGGAATCGACGTTT